CTCCTTCTCAAAAACACTTACTCTGAAGGACGACAATGATGTCGTTATAAATGTCTCAGCAGACACATTTAGAGGTCAAGTACGAAAACACCATTCATCAACAGATATTCAAGCAACATTCACATTCACAATAACAGATGGCACAAATGGGGTTGTTGCGTGGACATTATCAGCAACAGATTCAGCCGCTTGTTCAAGTGGTAATCTTGTATATGATATTGAATGGGTAAAACAAAACGGTGATGTTACGAGAATACTTGAAGGCCTAGCAGAAATTTCACCGGAGGTCACGAAATGACAAAATTATATATAGACAGCGACACAGTATACACTATTGAATTGGCATCTGGAGCCGCTGACACTACAGTAACAACGAGTGGCACAGGCACATCACTGATAAACACTTCAGCAGGTGGACAGCACGTTCTTAACTCTGTAACAGCAGGCGCAAATGTCACTATAACCGATGACAATGCAGGTAATTTAACAATCGCTGCCACAGAAGATAATCTATCGAATAACACAACTTCTGATTTAGCAGAAGGCACTAATCAATATTTTACAGATGCAAGAGTGATGACTGCACTAGAAACAGTTTCTGGTGATATTATTCCTGACGGTAACCAGACAAGGTCATTAGGTTCAACAACTAAACAATGGCATTCAGTCCACGTTGGTCCAGGTTCTTTATATATTGACGGTCATAAAGTATTAGGTTCTGATGACACAGACACAATTAATTTCACTAGTGACACTGGTCAAACGATGGATTTCTTTGCAGGCGGGACAACTGGCACAGCAGGTGTTATTAACATGGCTTCTCGTGGCAACGTCACATCATTTAACGACACACTCATTCACCTAGGTCCAGACGCAGGCGGTAACACAGTTAGGGCTCGTGGAACATTAGAAGCACCAGACTTACATGTTGGTGATTTAGAATTCGCGGCTAACAAAATAGACTCAACAGCATCAAATGGTAACTTAGAAATAGCAACAGACGGCACTGGTTACCTTCATCTTAATTCCGCAGATGTGTATGTTGGACCGATTGCTGGAGCGGTTAAGATTGATGAATCTTCAATTACCACAACAGCAGGTAACTTAACTATTGGTGCTTTTGGCACAGTAGATATTGCAGGACATTATACTTCAGCAGAAACAGATAGTGCGATTTCAACAGCCACATCGGCATTAGTTGATTCAGCACCGGCAGCCTTAGACACATTAAATGAATTAGCATCAGCATTAGGCGATGATGCCAACTTTAGTACTACAGTAACAAACAGTATTGGCACAAAGTGGACACAAGATAATACAAAGATTTCACAATGGGACACAGCATACGGTTGGGGTAATCACGCAACGCCAGGATATATTACAGGATATACAGTAACAGAATCCGATGTAACTGGACATCAGGCAGCCTTAACTATAACTCAATCACAAATATCTGATTTACAACATCAAACAACAGCAACAATTATAGCGGCTGTTGAAGGTGAATCAACACTTGATTTAACTGGTGATGTAACACTTGGAGCAACTAAAACATTACAGGTTGGTGGACTTAATATGTCAACTAGCACACTCACACAAGCGGCTAACACTGGAATGAACTTTACAACATCTGGAGCAGGTGGATATTTCAACTTGACCACAGATGATGCGATGTATTTGGGCAACTCAAGTGCTTACATGACGATTAAGCCAACATTGATTGCTTCTACAGGAGCCACATTAGCCATAACTGGTAACTTAACAGGTAATGTAACAGGTGACTTAACAGGTAATGTAGATGCACCAACAACAGTTAGTGTTGGTTCATTAGACATTACAACAAACAATATTACACAATCAACAGCAGACCAACCTGTAAATATTACAACATCAGGTTCTAACGCTTTCATTAACGCAACAGCACCAGCCCTGTATTTGGGCACAGGTGCAACAAACTTCTTAACACTTACACCTTCAAAGATTTCTACTGAAACATCTGGTTCAACAAGACTAGAGATTGAAGCGGGACACTTAGCGGCTAATCCAGCAAACAGAACATTCCCACCACTCACCAACTGGGGACCATACGACATTCAAGCATCTACTGGCAATGGTTTATTCACACAAGCAGACTTCGGTGTTGGTTATCCAATATTTGCAGTAGCAAGAACAGATGCAATCGGAGAAAGCCAAGCAACAGCATCATACTTCGTAAACTCAATGCAATATGACCACCATGACCAAGCAAGTAACATGGCTGGACACGGAACAGAAGTTAGATTTGCCGCACAAGACCAAGCAGGTAACCTGCATGAACTAGGTGCTAACTTAGTTAAGATGAAAAATGTAACAACAGGTGGTTCAGCAGGTAGTTCAACTGTAACTGGGTATGATGGTGAATACACTCTTACTCTTGGTAAATACAACGACGGTGGATTAAACGCCATAACTGTTAACAAAGACTTCGGGCAACATACAAAAGAAATAAGAATTACAGACACTCCTAGGAACTCAGGTTCAACATCATTAAGTGGATTGTATTTGACTTATGAAGGTTCAGGTGAGACATCAACACCAAGTGCTAAAATACAATTAAGAAATGAAGGTGCTGGAACAACAACAAACTTAATGACACTTGAAGAAGACAGAGTATCTCATCAAGTTATCCAGAAGATGCACACATTAACATCAGACCCATCAAGTCCAGAAGCCGGAGATTTCTACTTTAACAGTAGCACTTCCAAATTCAGAGGCTATAACGGCACTGCATGGGTTAACTTCCATGGATAAGATTAGAGCAAAAAACAAAGTTGTGATGATTGAAGCAAATCAAACAGAATTAGATGTTAAACAAAATACACTGGACATAATGGATATGAAAAATGATTTGACTGAAATTAAAACAAACCAAAAATTCATAGACAGTGAATTAAGAAAGATAGACAAGAAAGTAGAAAAGATTGATGGACGATTATGGGCAATTATGTTGCTTGTTGTTGGTTCAGCAGTTGCAAACTACTGGATGTAAATTTACCTCTACCAGAGGGGATAAATGGGAGAAACTCGATGAGTGAAGAAGAAAAGAAAAAGAACGGACGACCGAAGAAGAAAATTGATAAAGAATTAGTTGAGAAATTAGCAACGATTCATTGTTCAGTAAAAGAGATAGCAGATATAATTGGCTGTCATCCTGATACAATAAGAAACAGATTTTCTGATATTATTGCTAGAGGTAAAGCAAACGGTAAGATGTCATTAAGAAGAAAGCAAATGGAAGTGGCCATGGCTGGAACTCCTTCGATGTTGATATGGCTAGGGAAACAATGGTTAGGACAAAGTGAAAGTCCTATGGATGACGAAACGAACAAGATTTTGCCTTGGACAGATGACCTAGATGGCACTGAATAAGGCGCAGAAAGAAATAGCGAAGTCTGATGCTAGATTTAGAGTTTTTGTAGCAGGCAGACGTTGTGGTAAAACATTTTTTGCTATCAGAGAGATGGCAAGATTTGCTAGATTTCCAAATAAGAATATTTGGTATATCGCACCCACATACGCACAAGCGAAGAACATTGTATGGGAAGAACTTTGTAGTAGAATGAAAGAACTAGGATGGGCAAAGAAAATTAACCAAAATGAGTTATCAATTCGTTTGGTTAATAACAGTAAAATCAGTCTGAAAGGTTCAGATAGATTTGATACATTGCGTGGTTCTGGTGTAGATTTTTTAGTATTGGATGAGTATGCAGATATGAGACGAGAAGCGTGGGAAGTAGTATTAAGACCAACACTGTCAGCACAGAACCCTCCGGGTCATGCGTTGTTTTGTGGCACGCCACGTGGATTTAATCATTTCAAAGACTTATACGACTACGGACAAAGAGATGATAAAGATTGGGAATCATTTCAGTTTACCACGTTAGATGGTGGACAAGTCAGTGAAGAAGAAGTTGAAAGAGCCAAAGAAGATATGGATGCTAGACAGTTTCAGCAAGAATATCTAGCGGCATTTCAAAACTTCTCTGGAGTTATCTATTATAACTTCGATAGAGAGAAACATATGAAGAAAAAAGAATTTGATGAAAGTAAGCCTATTCTATGTGGAATGGATTTCAACATCGATCCGATGAGCGCCTCAATCTGTCAAATCATCGATGGAGTACTACATCAATTTGATGAAATATCAATGTATGGCTCAAACACAGAAGAACTCTGCCAAGAGATTATGAATCGTTATAATCCGGCAATGATTACAATATATCCTGACCCTGCAGGACGAGCCAGAAAAACATCAGCAAACGGAAAAACAGATATAACTATTCTACAGAAATATTTTAATGTAGAAGTAAAAAGAAAGCATGATGCAGTCAGAGACCGCATCAATGCAGTAAATAGTCTTATGGAGTCAGCAGACGGAACAATACGATTTAGTATTGACCCTAAATGCACAAACTCAATGAGATGTTTAGAAAGACAAATTTATAAATCTGGAACAGCAATCCCAGACAAAGATGGTGGATTTGACCACCAAAACGATGCCTTAGGTTACTTGGTATCGCATCTTTCTCCTATTAAAAAGGAAGTAAGAGAAACAGCGAGACCATCTCGTTTCACACATATGTAAGGAACAGCACTATGAATTATGATGAAATAACAAACAAACATAAATTATACAAAGCAAATGTATACCGTTGGCAGTATTATTACAACAGTTATTACGGTGGTAAAGATTACCAAAGCGGTCAATATCTACGAAAATATCTACAAGAAGAAAACGATGGACACAATGAATACGCAAAACGTCTTCATACAACTCCACTAGACAATCATTGTAGGAATGTTGTTGACACTTATTCTAGTTTCATTTGGCGTGACACACCAAATAGAATGTTTGGCTCATTAAGTGAAAACCAAGCATTAGCACAATTCCTTGATGA